TTATGTGCAGCCGTAAATGACTTTCCTTCGTTCATAAGTTTACGCATCATTACCATATGTTTAGCCGTATGATGTTTTTTGTGTTTAGCAAGGGTATCTTTTTGTCTTTTAGTTAAAGCCATTACTCATCTCCAGGAGCAACTGATTTTAATTGAGTTGCTTCCATTGCAATTTCAAATTCACCTTGCTCTAGTTTTTGCTGTTTAAGTTTTAATTCTTCCATTTTAATCATAGTGTCAACTTTAGCTTGACGTTTTTTAAGTTCGAGTGCTTGTTGTTTAATCTTAGTATCAAGTTCTACTTCAGCAGCTTCAAGTTTAAGTTTTTCTAGTTCTATTTGTGCTTTTTGATTAGCAATCTTTTCTTCAACCGTAGGTTGTGGTGGTTGTGGTGGTGGCATGTTAGCAGGGTTTGCTACAAACATATCAGGATTCTTATACCCTGATTGCGTAATAAACTCTGATACAGCGTTATAAATATTTTGTGGCGTTACCATGGTATTCATTCCACCGTTTTGAATTAGCCCTTGTATAATGGTCATAATACCACTCATTGTCTGCATTTTAGTTTGCTGACTACCTGAACCTACTCCAACATTAATAATACAATTAAGATTATCTCTCCATCTTGAAACATCAATCGGAACAAACTTATTGTTTAAATAAAATACTTTCTTTCTGTCTTCGTATCTTTGGATTAACTGGTAAATGTTTCTAAATAAATCTTTAATCCCAGTTTCAGCAAAGATTCTTGCTATCAATTCTATTCTTTGCATAGAAGATTCTGTAACGGCTGCTACTGCCCCTGTAGTTACGTGTGAATTTAAAACATCAGGGTTTAATCCCTGCGTCATCTTAGATACGCCTGACCTTTCTTCACGAACTTGGTCTAAATACTGTACCATTCTAAACGCATCGCCTGACATTTGTGGCGTTGGTAAAGGTGTTACAGCATTTGGGCTTCTCATTCGCACAATCCCACCAGGTCTTGAGGAAAGTAAATCATCTAGCTCAACTTGTCCTGCTAATACAGCGTATCTTGCGTTATTAGTTAAATACATATTGTCTAATATGTTTCTTACAATGGTTGATTTAATTAATTGTATGTCTTTAACCGTATCAGCCACGGACATGCCGTGAAACTTGTGGGGAATCGGTAGTGGGCAGATGGTTGAAAAAGGTATCGAGTCTATTTCAACATTGTCGAGTATTGTATGCCCACCGAGAGTAATCTTTCTTAGCTCGGCTATGCCGTCATTGTTATAATCTATGTAACTATAGCACTCATCAATCCAAACCTTCCTAGAAGGACCTTTGCCTTCGTCTGCTGGGGTAGAATCTTCGTCATAAGAGTACCTTGCTTGTCTTTCTTCGTTATATTCTGCGTTGTTCTGTGTATAAGTGGGTATATCGTCTAGTAAAGATTTAGGATATCCCTCTAAAATTAAGTCCGATACTGATTTTTTTACTCGATGACAAACGAATGAAGCGTTTTCTAAAGACGATGCACGTCTTGAAACTAAAAATTCTTCAGGAGGTACAGATATTACTTTAACTTGTCCATACTTTTTAGTGCATTTTACTTTCAAATCGTATGATGCTATCTCAGGACTAATCAATGTACCAAAATCATCTGTTTGAGCTTTCTCTTGTATGTTTTTACTAAGCTCAATTATCTCCATTTCATCATTTGCTAATACAGATTGGTATTCAACCTCAGTTAAATTCTCATAAGTATCCGTTTTAATCTCTTCTCGTTCTTCCCAAAAGTGTTTAATGATACCTGTCTTAGATATCAACGCATCTTTGAAAGCATCGTATAAAACTTTAAAGCCATTGTTCTGTTTGTTAAAAACATAATTGACATAGTCAGTAGCTTGTTGTGCCATCTCTACGTCTTCAGGACCTTGTGGTTCAAACTCAGCAATATTGTTATGCGTTGTAAAGATTCGCATCAATGACGGCATAATATATTCAATAGTATCTCTTACATCCGTTGTAACAATCTCAGAACGACCATCAATCTCATTACCAAACTTTTCGCCTAGGTAATACTCCATGTTCTCTTCTCTTTGAGCAGATAGTTCTGTGTTAAAGTTTCCTGTGGAAGATTCTATTTCATTATTAAGATGAGCTACTAACTCATCTTCTGTCATTTTTGTAGCCATTTATCTGCTTTTTCTTTGTAAGTTAGATTTCCTTTGACCTGCTTTCATTCTGCGTTGATACTCTGTCATTGCTTTTGTGCTAGGTCTTTTTTTTGCTTTAGGGTTTAAGTTTTTAGTAGCCTTAGCTGCACCACCTCCAACTTTTTTTAGTTTGTCGGTTGCTGCTTTTCTAGTCGAAGCCTTCATAAGTTTCGAATAAGCTGACTTAGAAGCTGTCTTTTTAAGTTTGTTAGCACCTTTTTTTACATTAGCTGTGCCACCTGTCTTTTTTAATTTATCTCTTGCTGATTTACTGCCATACATCATAATGTTGTCTCCTTACACGATAGCAACATCAGGAGCTAGTGTTCCTTTAGATTGCCAACGTGAGCCTTTAGTTGTTGAATGTCTTAGACTCATGGTAGCGTACCTTGTCGCTGACATTAAGTCATCTTTTAATTTGACCAGCTTTCCATCTTTACGATGATACATTCGATACTCCTCAAACCAGTCATAAAGGGTATTGAATACTTTAAATCTTCCGTGTTCCATTCTATCTAACATCTCCATCAATCCTGCTTCAACGGAGTTGCCCCCTCTTTTTTCTCCAATCGCTGGAGGGTTTTCAAAATGAAACGGTAACATATTGACGTAGTTATCACGGTATTGTTCTGCAAGAGTAACGCCTGAACCTTTGTCGTGTTGATATCCATCGTGTGGAAATGCAACAGGAATCCAGTCTGACCCTTCTCTTTCATTGATATGCGTTGCGTGATAAGACGGTATTTGTTTAGCCATTCGGTAACAATCGTAAACATAAACAACGTCTTCATCTCTATCCCAGGCTATCCATACTACAGCCGTTGGATGGTCATAGCCAAAATCTATCGCTGCAATCCGAGTGTAATGTGGTGGGATGGTGAATGGATTACAGCTTAATACGTCTTCTTGAATTGGGAATACCAATCCACTTCCTATCATCGGAATCCCTTTAGACCTCATCTCCCTTTCGTGGGGTGGTAAAGCCTGTAAGATTTGTTCTTTCATGTTATCGGTTAGATGGTCTGCATCTTCCCAACCAGCCGTTATGAGAGCCTGTGAGGGCTTCAAATCGGAGGTAAAGTTCTGCACCACCTCTGTCATCCCTGACTCAGGGGTGAACGTCATGTAGACCTGTCCTTGTCTATCTAGTGTTCTTGTAATACATTGTGAGTAGATATCTTGGGGTGGTTCTTCATCAAGCCATATCAAATCCATGGACTCCCCCATAAATTTTTCAGCACCCATTTCATAGGCTTTGAAAGCTACCCTCGACCACCCACCTGAAATATGCTTTACGAGTACGGATGAATGAGCATTTGGCACACCAGGTTTCCGAGTGGTCTCACCAATAAGGTGTTTAGGGATTGAGCCTTTACCTCTATCTCTAGGGTTATCAGGTTGTCCGAATAATTCTTTTTGACAGATATCTCTTGTGGTTTCATTACTTGCCCCACACACCCAAGCCTTAATAGGTTCTTCAAACCGTCTGCCTTTCCACCAATCAGGATAACTCCCTGTTAGATGTATAGCCATCTCCATAGCACCGACATAGGACTTCCCTACCCTATTGGCAGCCATAAGTAATCGTTGGTTAGCATCTTTGCTGGTGAAGTGAAATCTCTTTTGAAACTCGTAAGGCTGATAGTATTTTAATTTATCTTCCTCCGACCTCTTGGTTAAGGTAGAGATTATCTCATTCATTCTTTCGTTATCTTTATTCATAGTGAGAGAGACATAGTAATCCACTTCTAAGTATATGATTTTTAAAAACATGTTGTCAATAGTTATATCAATACGGTGCTATTAGGCGATTAGTTTTAGTATTATGTTTTACTAGATTGAATTAGCTACCAATGAGTGGAATAGAGATATATATATGGACGCCTAGGCTACAGGGGGTCATGGGGTCTGCTAGAATGTTCGTATAATATCGTATGAATATTGTACAGTAAAATAATTCTAGCGTGAGGGTGTGCATAGGGGAACGTCTATCTAGCCATCTATTAGTACATCATAATATTAATATATAACTAAAAATATATGGATGTATTTCTATATATAATATATGACAATTAGCCACTGGATGACGTGCAAAAAATAAAAATAAGACCCTGTCTAAATATCGTACAATCGTTCAATATTTGTACAATATTAATCTTTGTTTTACTATCAATTAGAGCCTTGTATAGGGTATTTGATTATCTGATACCCTATATCATTATCTGAATAAAAAGCTGTTTTTGGGCTAAATTAGGCGTATATCGTGTTTTACTTATATAGTTGTAAGTGATTGATTTTAAAGGATATTTTTTTTTGTGATTTTGATATAAATTGTACGTTTTTTGTACAGTAAAAAATAAATATAAACTAATTGTATGTTCTGCTTGACACTCCTGAAAATAGGAGTATAGTGGAACATATAGTTTGGTGATATTACAAACTTTAAGCATATAAATATCAGGTGCGTACCACGGCATATGTACAGCGAGTACAAAAGCGAATGACCGAGAAGAGCCTATTAATCAGATAATAGGGTAAGCAGGTACAAGGGAATATTAGCAAGGTTTTACGACCCCCTTAGAGATAGAAAGCAAATCACACCACAGCTACAGGGGACTATATCAACGGTTCTGTATTCAGTAAATGTACTGCTTGGCGTTTGGAATAAGCAAGTTTTTATATATTTTTATATCCATAAATGCAGGGTATGAACGGTTTTAAAATTGGACTATGAATCCAGCGTAAAGCGTGGAC